CTTGATCGGGATAACGTCAACCGACATGGATGTAGTCAAACGTCCTGTCGGTCTGCGCGTTGTTCGCGTGTGTGATCGTGAACGAGCCTTTTGTGATGGCGCTGATGTACGTCGTCGCAAGCGCCGCCGCCGCATTCGCCGTCCGAGCCTGCAAGATCACCTTTGTCCCGCCGCCGATGCGCGAATTAGTGACGGTCGTGGTGGCCGCATTCGCCTCCAGCGTCACTTCGCCGGTGTTGCTCGCATTCCCGAGGATGAGCTGGTTGACCGCATCCTTCAGGCGCTGCTCGTTCGGGTTGTTCGCCGTGAAGATGAGTTGCGGAAGGCTCATACGTCCCCAGCCTCCTCCCACTCGAACTGAATCCCGATGGCTCGGTCGAACCCGCCAGAGATCGTGACGCGCTCTCGGTGGTACCGCGCAGTGACGCGCATATCCGCTATTCCGGTGCGCGAGTTAACGCTCGCGGCGCTTCCTGCGGTAGCCGTCGCGCTCTGAAGGTTGCGCGTGTAGGGCGTCACCGTCACAGTGCCATCACCTTCGATCAGCGGCCGCACGCCGAGAACAGTAGCCATGCCGCCGGTGCTCAAATCCGCTTCCGAGGTATCGAGAATCGCTGTCTTCGCAGAGCCGTTCAGCGAACCAAGCTCGTGCGAAGTATTGAAACCGCCGACAATGGCCGCGCCGCCTGTCCATATCGGAGAATCCAGAGACGCCGGAAGGTCATCAAGGCTCGTGCTGATGTCGTCAAGATCATCGAGCGTGTAGCCGAGCGACTTGGAGCTGAACAACAGCTCACAAGACTCCTCGCCGGTCGTCCAACGATCCGCAACCCAGTTGTAAATCACCAGCTTGTCCGGTGTTCCATCACTGGATGAATTGGACGGATAGCTGAAGTAGATCAGCTTGTTCGCATAATCGACCGTCGTGGATACGCGCTGCGGGTACGTCTGATTGATGTCGCTCAACACGTAGTCGTCCACGCGGTCAACGCCAATCGGAATAACCTGGAACCCGTCGGTCTTGTAGAAGCCGTTCTGTGCGAGGAAGATCACGGTATTACCGATCTGCGCATAGGCAAACGGCCCGAACAGCCCGACAGCCTGCTCGAAATCCTTCACCTCGAAAATCGCCGAACCGCCCACGTAGGTGAAGCGATTGATTGCAGTTTCCTGAAAGACCAGCCCGAACTCGGAACCATCCGTCATGGCCTGAACCTTTCCGTAGTTGGAGTTCAGGAACTCCTCGTCGCTCTGCTTGTTCGCGGCGTCCGTGGAGCCGATCACAGGCCAGTCGGTCGGGTCACCAATCGCCGACCACCTCACGCGATGCGGCACATGACCGTTAGTGGCGTCGTTTGTGTCGCCGAGGAAAACGAACTGCCCGATGATCGCGATATGACGCGCATCATCCGCTCCCGTCAGGTCCGCGAACGCGCCTCCGTCACCAATGGTGATGTACTGCGGCGTGTCGCCAAAGTTCGTGGCAATGACGTAGGAATCGTATTGCCGAAACTTCCAATACTGCGTCGGCTGCGTTGTGTAGGTGCCGTTCGAACGGTCATCCCACGAGGAACCGGAGCGGGCGTAAAGCTTCGTCGCGTCTCCGGCGTAAATGATCGTGTTGCCGTCCGCGTCACGTCCCGCAAAGGCCCCTTGGCACCGCGCATCGAGCGCATCACCCGAAGTCGAGAGCGAATACAGCGGCTTGTACGCACCATCCGCCCAGACGCAGTTATGCGCCATCGTGAGGCCGGGATTCTGAAGGTCGGGAAGGTCCGCCGCGAGCTGCGCGAAACGGATAATCGGTGACTTCATCCCGCCCTCGGTGTCATGACGGAGCCCGAAACGTCCTCGGCGTCGTCCTGCTCCTGAATCTCGCGCTTGGCATTCGCGTAGCGCGCTTCCCACAGTGATATTCTCTTGTCATCCATGATGAACGCCTTTGCTTCAAGCAGCGCCCCGAACAAAATCAGGTCTGGAGCATCCGTCAACAGCCAGTTCGATGTATTGGAACCACTCAGTGCGTCAAGTTTCTTGTAGTAGACGCCCTTGATCGTGTAATCCGAGTCCGGGTATGGGCCGAATTCGAAATTGGAACCATTGCGTGCGAAGAATCGCGGCTTGCCAGAGCTGGAACGCACCGGATACTGTCGGTACATCTCCTCCAAGGACATGCGTTCCAATGGAGTTACGGGAGACCCGTTCACGTAAGCGAACTTCATGCTCGTGTAGCCACTCGGGACCGCAATAACGCCGCTGGAAATCGTGGCATCGAGCGCTGTTTCCATTTGGCGCACCTTCATCTCACGATAGATGCGCGCCTCGGCCAGCGTGATGAAGTCGGGAATGTATGAAGTCAGGTCAGAACGCGCGAGCCAGTTGGCAACGGCCGTCTGAAGCTCCGAGTAGTTCGAGATACTCACAGCCGCCCTTCCTTCGTACGAAACTTGATGTACTGCGGATCATTCAGGCGCTTGAGGCAGCGTGCTTTCACCATCGGATCGCACACGAATTCACGCCACGTGACGCCCCACTCCTTGAGCCATTCAAGGATCACCACTTCAGGGACTTCCGCGACCTCGTAGAACTCGCCCGTCCAGCCCGTATCCTCGCCGCGCTTGCGGGCGTTGCGCTCAAGGATCGGCTCAACGTCCTGTTCCTTGTAGTAGTAGAGAACGCCGTCCTCTACCTTCATCTTGACTTCGGTCACGACAACTCCGTGACGTGGCCGTTCCCGCCTGCCGACACCTGAACGAACGAAACCTTTTCGCCCGGATTGATGCGGACAATCTCCACTGTGTCAGCGGGGAGATAGACATCGCTGGTCGTCGCTGTGGGCGTCTTGCCAATGACGTAGTAGCAAGCCGAAGTGGCAACGATCCGCACCGCATACGTTCCGGCCGCCACAGCATTGGTAATCGCGCCAGCAGTATCGGTATACGCAACGCTCTGATGCGTCCCTTGTCGCCAGATGGTCTGATCACTGGACATCGCGCTCTCCAAAAAAGAAAGGGGCCCGGAGGCCCCTCAAGTTGTCGCCTGTAGACGCTTCTTGTTAGTAGTCGCCGAGGTTGATCCACGAGATAGTGATCGTGCCGGACACCAGAACTTCCGTGCTGGCCCCGTCGTCAATATCCGCCGCATCAACCAGAACGTTCACGTACACGTCCTTCGCCGTGCCGGTGCCGTCCAGCTTGTACGCCGCAGAGTCCGGAGGAACCGTCACTGACGAATCGACAAACGACGCCATCGTGAACGCCGTCGCTGTGCCGTAGTCATCATCAGTGGCGTCCGTACCAAGGGCGTCCGCATTTGCGGGAGCCGCCGAACCGATGCCGATGTCGCCTTCCGGCGCGTTATCGGTGAAGTTCTCCTGCTCGTCCGCCGCCACGCTGATCGACAGGTTGCCGACCGTCCCGAGAACATTGATATGCCCTGCGGGGAAGTCGTAAACCTTCGTGCCGCCAACGCCATTGCCCGTTGTCACGGCAGCGATTGCAACCGGCGTGTTGGTCAGGGTCAGGATCGTCTGATGCAGAACGCCATCCCCCTTCTCGACAACGCTCACAGTGCCACCGTTGCCAGCCCCGGCAGTTGCGCCGGGGCCGACAACCATCAGCTCATTCGAGTCGCGGTCGATGAAGGCGAGCGATCCATCATCCTTCTGCTTGAGATTGATCATGGCCGCTTCCTCAGCTCGTGGTCAGATCGAACACACCCGCATGCGCCTTCTCGTTCTTCACGACAAGGGTCGCCTCGCAGAGCAGGACACGCGGATCGGCATCGCCCGTCTTCGCAGGCTCGATGGTCTGCATCGGACGCAGTTCGGCCCACTGCGCGTACTCCGGATCGATCAGCAGCACGTCACGCGCGCGGCTGAAGCGATTCGGCACCGCCTGAATCTCGCCGAAGTCCGACACGTAGAACCGCACCGAGGCGTAGAGCTTCTCGTCCTCGGAGCGATCCAGGCGGGTCGCGTTGCCCGAGAAGCCGGAGAACACCTGCCGGTTGTACGGGCCCATCACGGCGAGCATGTTGTCCACGTTCGCGCCGCTGGTGTAGGCCAACTGGAGCACGGACTTGAGCTGCGCTTCGGTGAAGGCCCGCTGCGTACCATCCGTGCGCGCATCCGAACCGTCGCCCGTCGCGTCTGCGCCGTCCGCAGCAAAGCTGGTGTTGGTGATCAGCCACGTCGGCAGACCCGCCAGTTCGCGCGCGGTCGAGTCGTCGCCCGCAACCTTGGCGTTGTTCGCGCAAATGGAACTTTCGATGTCGCGCTTCAGCTCCTTGCCCATCTTGGCAACCTGGTAGCCCAGTTCGTCGGCGCGGCCAGCCGTATCCACAGCACGCGCGGTGCCGGAGACAAGGACGGTCTTGCTGAAGATCTGGGTCTGGTTGTCGCGGCGGGTCGTCGCGCTCGGCGCGGTGTACGAGAACTCGTCACCTTCGATCTGCGCATTCGCCGCCGAAGCGTTGGCGAGGCTATCCGTCTGCCACTCGTGCTTCGTGTTGGTCGCCTTCACGCGTGCAAGGGCGGAATAAACCGGCGTTTCTACCGGGTCGATGTTGGAGATAATCGGGGAGAGGTCTTCCCGAATACCGGTAAGGTCGTACTTCGAGAGAGTACCGTTTTTCTGTGCCATTTCAGCTCACCTTTGTTGTTCTTATCGTGGTTTCAGCACTTGATTGAGCAGGGCGGCAGCAGAACTCACGTCCTTCTGCGTCCTGAGTTTTTTGCGAAGTTCCTGAGTCTTGAGCGCATCCTTGTGAGCAGGTCCTGTGTTGCCCGACTTCACTACCGCAGGCGGCGTGTTGGCCTTGTTCTGAACACGCGGATTCGTCTTCTGGAGGTCGCGGTAGCGTTTCGCATCGCGTGCCATCAGATAGAAGCGGTGGTCCGTCATCCGGTTCAGTTCATCGTCGGAGATGCGCAGGTCTGGAGCTTCTCTCAGGAACGCGACGAGTTCGCCGTATTCCTTCTTGAGCGTCTCCTTATTGCTCCACTCCGGCACAGCCTCGATCAGCTTCTTCTGCTGCTCGGCGACGTGCTTCTTGAACGCCTCCTGCTGGACCTGCGCCGCTTCAGACTGCTTGGCCTGAATCGCCGCATTGATCTGCCCGAGCGCCTGGTTGTATTCCTCGAACTGGTTCTTCTTCAGCAGGTACTCATTGGGGTCTTCAGCGCGGAGCTGATCCCATTTCACCTGTTGCCACTCGCCGTACAGCAAGTGCTGCGCGATCTGTGCGAGTTGCCCGAGTTCGCCAAGCTTGGCGTTGCGCTCCTGCTCGATGGACTCCTTCGCCTTTTCGACTTCCTTCCTTTGATCCGCGACCTTCATGAGTTCGCGGTTCAGATGCCCTTCGAGCTGGAAGCTCTTGACCAGTTGAGCGAGCGTGGCTTCCCCTTCAACACCGTCGATCTTGGTGGGTAGTTTCAGGTCGAAAAGTTTCGACTCCTCCACGCCCAGCTTTTCGGCGATGTCTTTCAGGGTGGTGAGCGGCTGCTCTGACTGGCCCTCGTCTCCGTCTTCGTGGGCATCATCCGCAGGCGCATCCTCGCCCGCGTCACCTTCCGGCTCGTCACCTTCAGGCTGTACTTCCGGCTCGCCTTCGGGTTCACCCTCTGGCGGCACATCACTGGCCGTTACCGGCTTCTTCTTTGTTTCGGGTTCTGCACTGAACAAGCCGTTAAGCTTCTCGGCGGCAGCAGCAACGGAGGTCGGCGCAGGACTGTTCAGTTCCGCAGCGCCCGTCTGGGTGGCTTCGGTCATTGTTTGCTCCAGCAAAAAGGGGCCCGAAGGCCCCTAGGGAATTGGCCGTCTCACGACGGTCGAGAACTACTTGTGCAGCTCAGGGGAAACCCACTCCTTGGCCATTAGCACGCTTTCTGTCACACACGGCGCTTGGCCCTTAACCCTGCGCGTCACCAACTCGTAGTGCCGCAGAGCGCCGCACTGAGTACACCACTCTGATGGCGGCGACAGATGGAATCCCTTCATGCCGAAAACAACCGTACGCTCATGCGCGCATGTCATCGGCTGAACGCACCCCACTTCTTGCGCTCGGCAAGCTGCATTTCAGCCGCCTCGCCCGTGGTGATCGTCTTGACGAACCATTTTTCGAGCGCATCCGCGAGCTGCCACATGTCAATCAGCTTCGCCTTCGTCACTTCGTCCGTTGGCTTCACTGCGCTCATCTGTCGCTGCAAGTCCTTGCGCAACGCTTCAAAGGCGTCCTGAAACGCCGGATGCGATACCAGCGTCTGCGCTTCTGCGGCCTTGCGCACTTCCGCCTTCAGGGCTTCGACTTCATCCAATTCCATCAGCTAACTCCGTTGCCATTCCAGGCTGCCCAAGATCAACGGATGCCCCAGCGATAAACGCATCCACTTCCATCTGCGCTACCGCAAGCTCGCCCTTCTGGATCAACTCGCGCATCTTCAGCGCAAACTCACGCTGGTCCTTGACCGCCTGCTCTCGAACCTTCGCCAGCTCCGTCTGCGCCTTGATCTGATCGCCAGCGTTCTTGTACTGCCCCTTGACCTGTTCCACCATCGCCAGCAATTGCCCCTGCTGCTGAATAGCCTGCTGTGCCTGCTGCGCTTGAGACTGCTGGCGCTGCTGCTGCATCTGCTGGAACTGCGGGTCCGACGGGTTAGCGAAGTACCGCGACGGCTGCTTGAACCCAAGCGCCTTGGCACCATCCGAGGAGTAGTTGTACACGTGCTCCGGCAGAACGATTCCTGCCTGAGCCGCCTTCTCCATCATCTGGCCCAGCAGCATGAGCTTCGATTGCTTCTCATCGTCGGAGCCCGTACCGAGGCCCACCGACACGGACAAATCGTCGCGCTCGCTCCACTCTCTCGGGTCGATGTCGATGTACTCACCACGCAGCTTGAACCTCACCGCGCGGTCCGAGTACTTGATGAGGTACTTGTGCGCGAGTTTCATCCAGTCCTTGACGAGCGTCTCCGCCAACAGGCGAATAATCATCTCGATCTTGGCGTTCGCCGCCTTGAAGGCGCGCTCCTGCGCTCCGTCCGTGGCCTGCTTGAGAACATCGGGGTCAATGGCCGTGTTGTTACGGCCCACCCCGGTGCGGTTCTCCTTCATCTGGTCCATCAGGTCAAGGACCGGAATCAACTGCTGCACAATGGGCGTCGGCTGGGCCCATTGGATGTTGGCTGCTACCGGAGACTCACCCGTGACACGAATCGGCGCACCGGGCTTGTAAACCATCAAGTCCTTCAGGTTCACGTTCTCGTTGATGATGGGACGCTGGTTGTTCGTGAGATACACGTTGTCCAGCATTTGCCGCCAGAGCGTGGATCGTGTTTCCTGAAGGTCCTTCACCAGATCAAACAGCGAAATGCCGATATGCCGATGCGGC